AGATGCTACCATTCTACGAATATAGATTGACTGATGAGTTTGACGGGTTACAAGCAATAGCACTGGTTGACCGTCCTGCTATTGGAGTAAACTATCAAGCATTCACGCCTCAAAAATTTGAAGTCGTAAACGAAGAAAAGCGAATTGTAATCGGTGCGGCTATGATACCGAACTTACCAATTTATAGACGTGACGAACTTGGCGAATACTACGCTATTTTCAAAAAAGAAACTATCAATCAGTTAGTTCAAAAATTCTTTAAAGACCAAAAAACATCTAATTTTAATGAAATGCACGACCCTTTGAAATTACTCAAAGGTGTTTATTTATATCAATCATTTATAACGAGTGAGGATCTTGGAATTTTACCTCCTAAAGGATTTGAGGGCATAGCTGATGGCACGTGGTTTATTGCTGCCAAAGTTGATAATGATGAAGCGTGGAAACAAGTCAAAGAAGAAGGCGTACTCAAAGGATTTTCAGTTGAAGGCACTTTTGACATAAGACCGTATAAATTTAAAAAACAAAATATGAGCAAAATTAGTATTGATAGCGTAATCGCTACAATTAAGGCTGCATTTTCAGATATTGAAGATGGAGTCACAGAACAAGTATTTGGCGAGGATACGCTAATTGATGGCACACCCGTTAAATGGGAAGGTGATTTACAAGAAGGTACAGCGATTATAATCGTAACACCAGAAGGCGAAGTATCAGCACCTGACGGAATGCACGAACTTACAAGCGGCACTATCATAACCACCGAAGGAGGAATGGTTACCAAAATTGAAAGCATTAATGACGAAGAGTTTAGCTTAGAACAACTTGACCAAATGTTAGGCAAAGCGTTGGGGTTATGGTCCGCTGATTTGAAACTTGAAGACAAGTTCAATGCAGTATCGGAACTATCTACTAAGGTAACAGAATTGCAAGCAAAATTAACCACCTTAGAAACGTTCAAAACAGAATTGAAAGCGGAATTTAATTCTACTTTACAGGGTATTGCAGGGCAATTAGAAGAACTTGCTAAAACTGAAACTTTTGCAGCTAAAAAACCTGAATCAATCGCTCCAATGACACGAGCACAAAAAGCTGCGGCGATGGGTAAATTAATTAAAAACAACCTAAATAATAAATAAATAAAATGAGCTTTACAGTATCGAGTCTTACAGCGTATGTAGACCAAAACAGCACTGACCTTTTAGCAAGATTATACTTCGAGAAACGGTCATCAGATTATTTTACACCTCAATCGGGCGTAAAACAAACACAAGCACTTCAATTGTTGGCGGTTACAGCTATTCCACAAGATGGAACAAGTTGCACAGCAACAGCATCAGGTGACGTTACATTTACTCAAAGAAATATCACAGTTAAGCCAATAACTTACTTTGACACTTTTTGTATGACAACATTAATAGGCAAATGGACCCAAACGCAATTAGCAGCAGGTGCAAACGCTGAAACTGAAACAATGCCATTTGAAGAGCAAATTACGGGAACAATTTTAAAGCGTATTCAAGAAATTGATGAAGTGCAAGATTGGCAAGGTGATACTACATCTGGCAGCGTTTACTTAAACAAGTACGACGGATTAATCAAGACTATTGATGCAGCATCAGGCGTTATTGATGGTAACACAGCATCAGTTACCTCAATCACAAGCGGTGGTAGTGGTAATGCAGTTGACGTTATAAACGCAATGATTAACGCTCGCAGCAAGGAAATGAAAACCAAAGAAAATCAAGTATTGTTCTGCGGTTATGATGTATTTGACAAATATGTGGATACATTAAGAGCTAAGAACTTATATCACGTTGATGCAACAGCTTGGGAAGATTACACAATCAAAGTTCCAGGCAAGAACGTAACGCTGGTAGGTGTTGCAGGACTTGACGGAACTGACAGAATGTTCTTAGGAACTAAAGAAAACTTCTTCTTAGGATTTGACCTTGCAGGCGACGAAGAGCAATTTAGAGTTTGGTATTCTGAGGACGACGACTTGGTAAAATACAGAGTGAAATATAAGAGAGGTTTGCAAGTTGCTTACCCTACTGAAATCGTACAATTTGAATTAGCAGTTTAAGATTATGAGTTGTGATTTAACGCAAGGATTTACAATCGGGTGCACGGAGAATGCAGGAGGCGTTAAACGCTTTCTATTCGCAACTATGCCGAGTGATTTTGCCATTACCCAAAACGCAAGTGGGATGGTAACAGCAATCACGGGCACGTCATTAACTTACTATGCCTATGAGGTGACCACTGGCGTAGGGTCTGCAAGTTCATTTAGTGACAATAACACGGTGAATCAAGCTAACGGGACAAGCTATGTTGACCAAACGGCTTTGTATGTTTTGAATAAAATGGAGCAAACGAAACGTAATGAGGTGAAAATCTTAGCACGGGCGAAAATGTCGGTAATAGTTCAAGACAATAACAGCAAGTATTGGCTAATGGGTGCAACTAATGGAGTGAGAATGACAACGGGCGAATCAGGCACGGGCGTTCAATTTGCAGACCGAAATGGCTACTCATTAACTTTTGGAGCACAAGAGCCTGAAAACGCAGTTGAGGTTGACCCTTCAATTATAGCAGCACTTCTTGTTTAATTATATGTACTTTTTATGTTAAAATGGGTGGGTTTACGCCCACCCTTTTTTTTAAACAATGGATTTAATCACAAAAAATACGACCAACAAAATAGTTTGCAATATCTCAAACGAAGCGATTTATGATTACTTTGATTTGGTTATTGACAGCGATGTTTATTCAGAGACATTAGCCGTTACACCGATTGGTGATATAGACCTTAGAACTACAGAGTTTTTGTACATTGAAGGAGTTGATTTGACATTTCCTGCAACGGGTGATTATCCATATTACATTGTAAACAAAGAAGCTGTTGATAGTACGACTGGGATAGTAGTGCATAGAGGTATTTTAAGATTAAAACAAGCAGCGGATGTTGTATATTCGCATCTAAACAACGAGACGACAATTATATATGAATCATAAGGTAATAGTCCAGAATTTTGCTAGCGAAAGCGTACCACTTTTTATTGAAAAAAAGATTGATAAAATTGTTTATTTTGGCAAAGATAATCTTTACCCTTATGAATTAATAGATCTGTACAATGATAGTTCAACGCATAACGCTGTTATAAATGGCAAGGTGGGTTATATTGTTGGAAACGGCTTATTTTCTGACGAGGTTAAAACTCAGCAATGGTTAGAAAGTGCCAATTTAATGGCTAGTTGGAACGATATTTTGAAGAATATCAGCACCGATTATGAGCTATTTAATGGCTTCGCAATAGAAGTTAAACGTACAAGTGCAGGGAATGTTTATTCGCACTTAGATTTCTCAAATTGCAGAGTTGGATTAAACGGAATGATTGCATATTCCGAAGACTGGATTACTGAATTAGGTGTAAAAAATTACAGAGCCAAAATACAATGGTTTGAAAAATACCGACCTGATGACTTAGAGCAAACAACATCTATAATTTATTACACGGAATACCGACCAAACTTCAAACATTATCCTTTACCCGTTTATGTAGGTTCGCTCGCTGAAATTCAAACAGATGTAAGCATAGGCGACTATTGGTTAAACGAGATTGAGAACGGATTTAGCGGTGGCACTTTAATAAAGCATAACAACGGAGCACCTGAAACAGACGAAGAGAAAAAGGCGTTCGAGAAAAGTTTTGCATCTAAATTTGGGGGTGCGACTGGAACGAAAATAGTACATTTATTTTCTCCTAATAAAGACCACGAAAGCACAGTTGAGAATTTAAACGGCAACGACTTACACGAGCGTTATGCCGCTATGAGTCAGCGTGTAAAAGAAAGTATCTTCATAGGTCATAGGGTTACAAATCCTATACTATTCGGAGTTAAAGAGCAAGGCCAATTAGGAGGTAGAAATGAGCTTGATTTAGCGTATGAGATTTTCCAAAATACATACGTCACTGAAAGACAAAACACACTTTTAAAAGTGCTCCGCAAATTAGCATTAATAGATGGGGTTAATGGTGAAATTGAAATAATCCCGTTAAAGCCAATTGATACATTGGAGCTTACAAGCGACATTATCATTGCTAACTTAACAAATCCTGAAATAAGAGATTTAATAAGCGAAAGGACGGGCTTAGAATTAGCAGAAATAGTACAACAAGAAACCAAACTATCAAAGTTTACGGATGACGACATTTCACATTTATTTGAAAAGATAGGACACGCTGCAAGTGACTTTGAAATAATAGAAAGTAGAGAAATTGAATTTGATAGGGATGGTACTCCTATTGAATTTGCGACCGATTTAGAGAAAGAACAAGAAGATGTTTTATCAGCAATTATTAAAAATCCTTTTATTACAACATTAGGTATTTCTCAACTATTAGGAATTTCAGTTGAAAATGTATTGGTCACCTTAGAAATTCTTAAATTAGAGAAATTAGTAGATGTTGAAGGCAGCACAATTAAGCCGACAGAAAAAGGTAAAAAGACAGCAACGGAAGTAAAAGTACCCGATGCTAAGTTGATGTATAGATACGAATTGAGGAGCGATGCACTACCGTTGAAAGGCGGTGAAAGTAGGCCATTTTGTAAGAAAATGATGGCAATGGACAAACTATACACACGGAAGCAAATTGAGTTCCTTAGAAACGATATGGATAAAGATTTCAGCAATAGCACAAACGTATGGTTAGCACGTGGTGGTTGGTATCGAGCACCTAATACAGAGGTTGCAGTACCGTTTTGCAGGCACATTTGGAAACAAGTATTAGTAAGAGAAAAGAAATGATATTATTTTGTTCGGCAGCATATATTAAAGAAAACACGGTACTACATTATAATGTTGATGACGGTTATATTAAGCCATTAATTGATAATGCCCAAAATATGTTCATTCGCCCGATTTTGGGGAGTGCTTTGTTTGATGAAATTTTAGCAGAAATACAAGCTAACACCGTAACAGTGCCAAATGCAACTTTGATTACTCAATTATTGCCTGCTCTAAAGTGGGAAGTGTGCCACAAGTTCACCCGAATAGGCACATATAAATTAAGGAACAAAGGGACTGGAACAAAGTCAGGTGATGGGTTTACGGCTTTGGGGGAAAGTGAATTAATAACAGCAAAAAATATCTATAAGGATAATGCGGATTTTTATCGAAAAAAATTAATGTTATTTTTGAAAGCAAATGAGATTGATTATCCACTTTACTGCAATCCACCAAGCGGTTCCGATGTGGTAATCCCTGAAAAAGATGTACAATGGCGAAGTCAATTTATAGTTTAACGAAGGAACAGAAATTAGAGGAATATGTCAAGAAGTTTAACAATCAAAAATATAAAGACCCTAATAGAAGACTTTTGCGGCCAACACCTTCAAATAAACGAAGTCTTAAAGGGTGATATATTTGAGATTGATTTAAAAAAATATGTAAGTGGCAGTTACTTCATTTGGGATGTAGTTGCTATTAATCCAACGGGTGAAAATGGATTAAATTATACTATTGATTTATTTGTCTGTGATAACGTAACTGATATAAATAATGAAAGTAATATAGTAAGCGTTCAAAACGAATGCTCGTTAATCTGCCTAGACTTCGCGGCTTATTTACAGAATTATAACGCTCAAACGTGGCAAGATGAAGACAAGAACATAATAGCGAGATTAGAAGGTAATTGGAATATAACCCCATTCGAAAAGAGATTTGACAGCTTATACGGGGGTGCTTCAATGAGTTTAACAATCGGTAGCTATTTCAGTTATCAGAGATGCAAAATACCAACAAATTAAAAATATAAAATGACAACAACAGAATTACTAATAAGCAGAAATGGTCAAAGAGTGATTACAGGTAGTAAGACATTCACGGCATCAGACAACATCATTTTCTTAGTATGCGATGAAGGTACAACATTCAGCACGTGCGAAGATGTGGACGGGAATGATTTAATGGTTGAAGGATTTACAAGCGGTTATTCGTGGGGTACAGGCAAGATAATTTCAGCAGATAACGGGAGATTAATCGGTGCAATAGTAGTAACTGCTGGAGGTGTACAAGCGATAAAAGGATAATGTACGGCTACGGGTATCAGTATAGCAAGATAAGCGTTAGCGGCACAGCAAGTGCAGGTGCGGTATTAGCGGCTGCCTACAAGGCACGTGTAGAAGCTGATGGCGGCACGTATGAGAACAATAGCTGCTTAGTTTCATTTTTAAATAGTATATCAATATGAGTTTGTACGACGATGCTTCATTAATAATGTACCCTTCGGGCTACAAGGCGAGTAAGATTTACAGCCAAAAGCCTACCGATGGAAGCGGTGATTTAACCTTCACACGAGCAAGTACTAAAACGTACATAGATGCCAACGGTGCTAGGCAAACGGCAGCGGAAAACGTAATGCCAGTTAGCTACGAGGGCGGCGGATGCGGCAAGTTTAATTTTGAGCCG